ATTCCCATTCTTTTCCACAAGTGACGCTGGCAGAAAGAACACTTGCAAGTCATGCAATAATGAACTCAGTTCATTGCGCCGAAACCTACGGTCTCAAAACCCCCCACCTCCTCCCGGCAACTGCCCGATATGCAAAAAACATACAACATCATGGATATTAGATCATTGTCACTTCGATAACACATTTCGCGGATATATATGTAACAGTTGTAATTTAGGAATTGGTAGATTCGATGATAATATTTCTATCTTATATAACGCTATTGAATACTTAAATACGGAAAATAACATAGAATATAATATATGAGAATATTGATTACTGGCGGCAGCGGTTTTATCGGTACGCATCTAATAAATAAATTGTCTAGCGATGGACATGACGTTTATAACTTGGATAAAGTTATTAGCACCGCACTTCCTTCTGATAAACAAAAAATCATAGACATATTAGATATCGACATTAACGATAGTATATTTAATAATAAAGATTGTATCATTCATCTTGCCGCAATGGTAAGTGTGCCGAAATCATTCGACGATCCAGTAAACTGTTTTGGCAATAATACATTCTTGACTATAAAGATATTATCAGCCGCCAAACTACATGGTATTAAACGCTTTTTATTCTCTTCTAGTGCAGCAGTATACGGTAATAAAGAAGGAACTGTTAGCGAAACAGATTCTACAGAGCCGAATAGTCCATATGGATTAGATAAATTAGTATCCGAAAAATATATACAAATGTATAGTCAATTATGGAATATCGATTATTTAATACTACGTTTATTTAATGTATATGGTATTGGTCAAAATCTTGAATATGCTGGCGTAATAACTGCATTTAATCTTGCTAAACAAAAGAATGAATCTTTAATTATATATGGCGATGGCGAACAAACAAGAGATTTTATAAGCGTTAGCGATACATGTAATCACATATCTAACCTTATAAATAAAAATATAAAAAATGAAATATTTAATATTGGGACCGGCAATTCTATTTCTATAAACACACTAGCAAAACAGTTTGGAAATGATATCATATATAAGGAAGCAAAAAAAGAAGTTCGGCATTCGTGCGCGAATATTACTAAGATAAATACAATTATTTAATATGAATTATTTTGTTACTCATTGTGATGTGCATTTTTTAAAATATGCTGAACGTCTTTTTGAAACTTTATCATTATTTTCTAACAATAAAATAATTTTTTATACAGTAGATTTCAACTATAAATCTAAATTCACTAACGTCATACCGATTGAAGTAAATTCTAAAATTTATTTGCATAATTTTGAACGTTATAGCAAATATTCTTCTATTGAAGAGACTACAAAGGCTTATAACGTATTTTTGAAACCATTTTTAATGAGAGAGTTGTTGTCTACAGAATCAGATGTTAAAAATAATTTTTGTTATTTAGATGCAGATTGTTTGGCTATTAAAGATTGTGATAGAGTTTTTAACAAATCTTCTTTAATAATAGACTATCCATTATTTAATAGATGTTGTCATGAATTTATGGTTATGAATGGTAAAGGAGATCCCTTCATAAATAATAAGTGCGATTTAAATTATTGTTTGGAAGCTAATTTGATGAAAGTGTTGAATATAAATATTAATTTAAGAACACAGTATCTACAAACAGGGGTTTTTCTTTTTAATCAAAAATGTAAAAATTTTATAGACGAATGGATTTTAACATGTTCTAGAAAAGATGTGATTGAGAATTGGAGAGATATAGCTCCATTCCATGAAGAAACAGTTGCAAATTGTTTATTATATAAAAAATCTAATGTATTAGATTTATCACAATCATTAATTAATTTGCCATATAATACTTATAATTATGGAGAATCTTTTAATAAAATTAAAGAAATGCTTTACTGTCTTGATAATCCAAAAGAACAGGATTATTTTATAGGCACTTTTTGTAGAATTCCTTCAAAAATTAATATGCAAAATTTATGTTTTTATCATGGTAAAATATCAGATAATGAATATAATTATATAAAAGATCTGATGAGTAATAAATTTCTATTAAAAATAAATTCTGTATCTTTAGGTGATACTTTGGCAGCAACGCCAACGCTTAGAAAGCTATACAATTCTTACAATAAAAAAATTGATGTAGTCACTCATCATGTGGAATTATTTAAGAATAATAAATATGTAAATAAATTATATTCTTTTTCTGAAAAGATAAATGTAAATTGTTATAAAGAAATTTTCAATACTTTTCTAGGTGTTGGAGTTAAAAGTGGCGAATATGGAATAGAAAAAAAACATAACACAATAGATATCCGTCAATTTCATGCGATTGATTTGGGCTTTATGTTGAATGACAAAGAAATGGAATATGATTATGAGGCGGATTCATATATAGAAATAAATAATTTGCCGCAAAATTATATTTGTTTACATGTGGCAAATACTTGGCCCTCTAGAACTTATTCAGATCAGAATTGGCAAAATTTAATAGACCTGATTAATGAAAAAAATATTTCTGTAGTTTTAATAGGAAAAAATAGTCACGAATCTGGTTTTTATAATATAGATAAACCTACAAAAAAATTAACTTTTAAAAATGGTTTAGATCTAACTAATAAATTGGATATTTCCCAATGTTGGCATGTTATCAATAAGTCTCAATATTTTATAACGATGGATTCTGGTCTTTTGCATCTAGCGGGAACAACTGATACTAATATTATACAACTTGGTTCTTCAATAAATAATAAACTTCGCGCACCATACCGAAATGGTTCTCAAAATTATAAGTATAAATATATAAGTGGTACTTGCGATTTATTTTGCGCTTCCAATATAAAATATGGAGTTAAAGAATGGAAAACTATTCAAGGAGTGCCGCCTTTAATCAATTGTTTAGAAAATAAACCTAAATTTGATTGTCATCCAAGTCCTGTACAAATATTAAATAATTTAATATTGCCAGAACATTCTATTAAAATTGATTATAAAAAGAAATTTTTATTTTTTACCGCTCATTTATCAACTGGAGGCAGTCCTAAATATTTAGAATGGCTAATATCTAAAAAAATTAATGAAGGTTATAATGTTAAAGTTATAGAATGGAATTTATATAGTGATACATATGTTGTTCAAAGAAATTCTATTATAAATATGATTGGTGAGAATAATTTTTATAGTGTAGGCGCTTATTGCGAAGATGATAATAGTTTTTATTCTAAAAATGAAAGCGTTATAAACTATATCAAGGATTACAATCCTGATGTTGTACATTTAAATGAGTTTAGTGAAAATTTTGCAATAAAACCATTGTCGGATGCGGTAATAAATTTTTTATATCGTAAAGATAGAAACTATAAATTATACGAAACAACTCATTCAGCGACTACTGATATTTTAAATAAAAGAAATATACCAGATGAATTGTGGATGGTTTCTAAGTACCAATATGATATAGCTAAAAAAACTAATATTAAAACTGTTTTAGTTGAAATGGAAATTGAAAAAAAGAATAGACCGAATAGAGAAAAAACTTTGCAATCTTTAGGGCTTGATCCTAATAGAATGCATGTTTTACAAGTAGGTTTGTTTTGCAAAAACAAAAATCAAAAATTTACATTTGATGTGGCAAGTCAATTTTTAGATTCTAATGTGCAATTTCATTTTGTTGGTAACGAGTGTTTTATAAATGATTGTAATCTTGATAGAAATTTAAAAAATTGTAGAATTTGGGGAGAACGATCTGATGTTGATTTGTTCATGTCTTGTATGGATTTATTTGTGATGCCATCGTTTGAAGAGTTGAATCCAATAGCTTTAAAAGAAGCTCTTTCTTGGGAAATGAAGTGTTTCACTAACGAGCTTTTTACAATAAAAGATCAATATAAAAATAATAATAATGTAGTATTTATTAAAAATGATAATTTCTTTAACTATATAAAAACTAATTTATATAAATACAACTACAATAAAACTCCATCAATTTATTCATTAAATGATGAGCGAAATAATATAATTTGCACTTTTGATCCTAATCCAAAAATAGAAATTATAGGAGATGATGATACTTTATATAATATAAAATTTATAGACTCTATAACAGGTACGATTCATTACGAATCCAATATAAAAAATTATATGTGGACAGCGAGTTCAATAAAATATTATTGTAAATGGAAAATCGTAGTAACCAATTTAAGACTCGGAATTGAAAAAATTTTTAATTTTGATTTAAAAAATAAATCAGTTAAAATAATAAATGAATCTAGTAGTCTTGGAGATTCGATTTGTTGGATGGCGGCTGTAGATTTATTCCAAAAAACTCATGGTTGTAAGGTGAGTTATTATACAGCTAAAAAAGATTTATTTATAAAAGAATATCCTAATATAACTTTTTACGATTATGATTATGTAAATAATATCGCTTATGATGCTGAATATAAGATAGGTTGTTTTGACGCTAGTAAAAAAGATTTTTTTAGACAAGACTGGAGATCTCAAAGCTTACAAGAAATTGCTTTTTCAATTCTTGGTTTACAATACATTGAAACTAAAACTAAGATAGCAGTAAAAAATAAATTTAAATTGCCTTTTGATAATTATGTTTGTATTGCTACTCAATCAACTTCTCAATCAAGATATTGGAATAATAATGAAGGATGGGTAAAAACAGTCGATTATCTTAAAAATTTAGGATATAAAGTTGTTTGCGTCGATAAACATTATATTTTCGGCTGTGAACCTAACATGAATGCATGCCCAAATAATATAGATTATTTCGCTGGCAATCATAGCTTCGATGAGATTATTGATATAATTAATAATTGTGATTTTTTTATTGGATTAAGTTCTGGTCTTTCTTGGTTGGCTTGGGCTTTGAACAAAAAAATTATTCGTATCAATAGTTCTGTTAGCACTAAATTTGAATTTTTTACTCCTTATATAATACAAAATACAAATGTATGCAATAGCTGTTTTGATAATAAAAAATATAAATTTGATCAATCTAATTGGGCTTGGTGTCCTGAAAACAAAAATTTTGAATGCAGTAAAAAAATAGAATTTAATTCTATAAAAGAAGTGATCGATATTTTGACAGACAACTTAAAAAAAAAATAAAAAAATAAAACTAGTTCACTTGCAGACCACTATAAATTCAGAATCAGAACAAAAATCTAGAAAAGCATTTGAAACTTTTAAATTTGATAATCTAAAATATGTACTGCATATAAATCAACCATATTCTGGACAAGATTATAAAAATAATTGTTTATATCCAGGATTGATATCAAATGGAGATAATGATAATAGAATAGATAAATTAACTGATAGACATTATGGTTGTTATACTTCTCATAAAAAAGCTTTTATCGATGAATTTAATGATGATATAGATTTTTTAATGATTTGTGAGGGAGATGTTAAATTAGAAGTATCAGATGATTTATTTCATGAAATTGTAATGATGGTTTCTAATATAATGCAAAAAGAAGATATAGCTTATTTTTCTTTTGGAGATAAATCTACTTTAGAAACAAAAATTCTGCAATCTAATGAAATTTATACTCCAAAAAATCAAAATTTATGTTATATAACAGATAAAGTTATTGGTATACAATGCATAATGTTTAATAAAAAATATAAGCATATTTTTAAAAATAGTTTTGTTAATGAGCCTTGGTATATAGCTGATGGATGGTATAATGGTATAGCAGAAAAAAATAATTTGAAAATAGGAATTTTAAAAAATAGAATTACAAGTCAGTACAGTGGTTATTCTTTATTGGATAACAGAATAAAACAATTCTAATAAATTATGATTTCATTAAATGTAGACGAGGCTTATGCGTTTGATTATTTAAGTATTCTAGAAGTTAAAAAACAAAAATCTTCTTCAGCTATTGAAGCGTGGTCAAAATGTTATTTTAATTTACAAACTCAATTTGATTCTGAAAAATGGTTTTTAATGATAAATTCTGAAGAATATAAAAATATGGTAAAAGCTAATGAACTAACTTTTGATGCCGTTGATAAAGCTAAGAATAATGAAGTAACCGCTCAATATGTTGATTATTGCAATTATCAAAGACACACGGCAAAAGAAAATTTTCAAAAAAAGTTTTTTGCATCTAATTTGTCTGAGCTAAAGATAGGTTATGAAAAATATGTTCATAATAATCACACTGTTGTTTAATGGTGAATCTTAAAATAGCATTTTTATAACAATTTTCTGGATTTATTAATTTAGATATATTTTGTGCTGCATAAATCATCTCATTAATAATAGAACATCTTAATCCAGTTTCTCCTTGTGCTACAGTTTCGGTAAAACCGCCAAAATTAGTTGTTATAGTTGGAGTTCCTGAAAATTGCGCTTCTATAACCGTCCAATTGCATGGTTCAGTAAATAAAGATGGAGCGAATAAAAATTTTGCATCACTTAATAGTTGTTTTCGTTGGATGGGATCAGCGAATCCTGTGAATTTACAATATTTAGTATCTTGTAAATTTAATATGTTTGGTCCTGCAAAAATAATATCTTGGCCTATATGATTACAGATATCATAAACTAATTTCGCTCCTTTTTCTTCAGTAATTCTACCAAGAAATAATGCTGTATCAGATTTTTCTTTTTTATATATAAAATCATTAGTATCAAAACCGGGATACACAACATATTCATGTCCTAAAGAAATATTTGTTGCGGAATTTCCGTGCATTTTATGCATTTGACTATATGTTTCAAATATTTTAATCGGAGCAAACATACTATCGTATCCAATACTTGGTTCTATCACAATAGATTTGTCATAAAAATGTTTAACACATGGTTCATGAGCGTAACCAAACCAACATAATATAAATTCTTTATTTGATTTTATCCTTTTATTTAATTCGGTAATACAATTATTATTAAAAATTTTTACAGCTTCTGTATTTACATTTTGATTAAAACCTTTATTCTTCCAATCATTTAAGTTGCCATAACTACGTTTTAATATATCATTATTAATAACATTAATATGTTCTGTGCAGTTAACAATAGAATCTTCATGACCATAATGATAAACAGTATGTCCTCTTTTTGTCATTTCGTCACAGAACTTGTAAACCTTTTGAACAAACGCGCATAATGAAACATTTTTGTTAGTTGGTGAATAAGGTATGCTCAAGCAGTGAAAAACCATATAATATGGTGTAACGATTAAAGACTATGTCAAATAAAAAAAAGAAAGTCCATAAGGATAAAGAAGACTTCAATGAAATAATCCCAGAAAATACATTGAAATCAGTTAAATTAAATATTAAAAATTTTAATTTAACGGATAAGCAAAAAAGTTTTGCTCAAATAGCTTTTGATAAAAATACGAAGATTATTTTTATTAATGGTCCAGCGGGAAGTTCTAAAACATTTTTAGCTGTTTACTGCGCTCTTCATATGATGAATATGAATCCAAAGTCAGAGTTGAAATACATTCGCACAATAGCTGAATCTGGAGAAAGAGCATTAGGATCTTTGCCGGGAACCGTAGATGAAAAATTTAATCCATTCATGATGCCATTGTATGATAAATTGGATGAATTAATTTCTATGCCTCAATCAAAATATTTAGAAACAAATGGTTATATTGAAGCTTTACCAATTAATTTTCTAAGAGGGGCAACTTGGAATGATAAAATTATCATTGCAGATGAATCTCAGAATTATAGTACAAAAGAGTTAGTTACTTTGTTAACTCGTATAGGTGAAGGCACAAAGATGTTTATTTGTGGAGACGCAATGCAATCAGATATTGGTAGTAAATCTGGTTTCATGAGAATTTACGATCTTTTTAATGATAAAGAAAGCGAAGAGCGCGGAATTTATTGTTTTCAATTTGATGAAGAAGATATTATGCGTAGTGAAATTTTGAAATATATCGTAAAGGTATTCAAGAAATTAGATAAAACTAATACTCACTGATATAATAAAGTATGAGTAATATTTACTGTTCTAATTGTGGTACTAAGCATGTTTTAGGTTCTAAATTTTGTACTAGCTGTGGAAATTCATTGGGTAGTTTTTCTAATGTAAATAAACAGATTTTACAACAAAGTTTATCAAGAAACACTTCTAACGTATCATCTAGAGAAGTAGATGAAGATGGTATTCCAACAACATTCGTAAAGCCTTCTAGGCTTTCATACGAAATTGAAAAGCCAGCAGGTAATAAATATTCTGCCAAAGATTTATTTAACTCTGTTCCTACAGATCCAAGTGAAAGAATTTCTTCTAGAGGAAATTCTAGCTATAAGAGATTGACTAAAGAAGAACTTTTATCGCAATCATTAAAAGAATGCAGTTCTAGAAAATCTCAAGAGATTGATGAATCGTAAAAAGAAAAAATTCGAAGACATGTATGAGACAATTGATCAAGTAATCAAGAAGCGAAAAAATAAATGGAAGTTAAAAGCGATTACTTGGTTTGATTTTGAAGATATAGAACAAATCATAAAAGTTCATATCTATAAAAAGTGGCATTTATGGGATCAATCGCGAGCTATTGAACCTTGGGTAAATCGTATAGTAACAAATCAAATAAGAAACATAATTCGTAATAATTATACTAGTTTTGCGCGACCATGTTTATCTTGTCCATTTAATCAAAATAAAGAAGGGGATTCTGGATCTGAAATGTCTTGTGGATTTACAACAAGTGCCAAACAATGCAATGAATGTCCATTATATGCCAAATGGGAAAAGATAAAAAAATCAGCTTATGATGTTAAAATAACAGTTAGCTTAGAAAATCATAAGAATTATTTTATGAATGTGGAGTCTAGCATGAATTATGATTATAAATCAGCGGAAAATAAATTTCATAATTTAATGAAAACTTCTTTAAGTGATAAACATTATTTTGTCTATAAAATGTTTTTTATAGATAATTTATCTGATGATCAAGTGGCAAAAATTTTAAAATTTAAGACATCGGAAAAGGGAAGAAAAGCTGGTTATAAACAAATAAAAAATTTAAAAAAGATGTTGTATATTAAGGCTCAAAATTTATTAAAAGACAACGATATATTCTCTTCTTGATATGTTAACGGACGACAATAAAGCATTTATTTTAAGAAAAATTAACGAAGGTATACAAGATTATGTTGTATTAGCTAATCTTGTTTTTAATCGCGAAGACCTAACCGGCAGAGCTAAAGAAGCTAAAACTGTAAGAGATTTTTTAATCTCAACTGGCTTCTCTAAGAAGCAAGAAAAGCCAAAACCAACGCAAACAGTAGAAATTCTATCAAAGGAAAATTGTGAATTCATTGATCAAAATATAAAAACAGGAATTACTCCTAGACAAGTTACTGAACTTATATTTCATGAAAAATTTGTTGGTGTAGAAAATTTAAATATTTTTATAACAGCGGAATATCGTGCTGTTCAAAAGTATATTAAAGAAAAGTATCCAGATCATTTGGTAGATAACGAATCTGGAGTTGGAGATAAGTATTCAGTTCCTCGTTCGATCAAGACGGTTATAAATAAAGCTAACAAATGGTGCGGCCAAAACATTTCTGAAGATAAGTTATCATTGCAACATAGAAAATGTATGGAGAAGCTATTGACTTACTTATCTAGTCCACGATTTGTTGGTAACTATGATTCTTATAACAGTTCTACAGACAAAGAGTTATTTGAAGCAGAGTTTGTGCGATCTGTATGGGATAAACCAGATCTAACAATTGATGAAATTAATTTATACATCAATGTTTGCATGGATTATATTAATCTTCGTCAGATTGATATTAAGAAGAATAAGATAAACGACATGTTTAACGAGACGCAGGATCAGAAAGACTTCACAATGCGTCTAACTGAGGTTCTAAAAACGATCTCTGAAGAATACAATCAGTGCGCTGGGCGTATAGATAAGAGTATTCAAAAACTGAATGGCGAACGCTCTAAGAGAGTAGAACAAACACATCAAAAGAATGCTTCTATTCTTAATCTTGTAGAATTATTCCAAGATGAACAGGAACGTAAGATGATGATACAAATAGCTGATATGCAAAAGAGAACGATTAAGGAAGAAGCAGATAGATTAGAGAATATGTCTTCATGGAAATCTAGAATTTTAGGAATTTCTAAAGAAGATGCTATATGATTCAGTGTAAAATCTGTAGCGAGTCTTATAATAATGATAAGTCATTTCATGCTCATTTAAAAAAGCATAATCTTTATCAGGCCGAGTATTATTGTAAATATTATCCACGATATTCTCTTTATTATCGTCAACAAATACCTTTTAAAAATAAGAAGCAATATTTTGAAACAGAGTTTCTTGATTATACTGAGTTTTTGAAGTGGGAGTCTGCATCTAATGAGGAAACAGTCAAAACAAAATGTATTGAATTACTAAAGAAGAGAATTGATGAAAAGCAATATCATTTTGCGCCATTTCATAATGAGTTGATCACTCTTAATCTGCCAAGTTTAAATATCTATAAGAAATATTTTAATTCTTATACTGGTGCTTGTAAACTTTTAAATATCGAGCCTTTATATAATAAAAATTTACCAGAAGTATTTAATAAAACAAGTGTGTCTCATTTGCCAATTTTAATTGATACCAGAGAACAAGACGCTTTGGAATTTCCAAAATCTAAAGTTGAAAAAATATTTGTAGGAGATTATTTAATTGCTGATAAAAAATATTTCACTAATACTTTCGTTGATAGGAAAAGCGAATCTGATTTTCTTGGAACGATGGCGTCTGGAATAGATAGATTTGAAAGAGAGTTGATCAAAGCTGTTGAATTAAATTGTTATTTATTTGTGGTTGTTGAGTCTAGTATTAATAATATTTTAATCAATCAGCGTAAATATAATAGAAAAACAAATTTAGAATATGTTTTTCATAATATGCGTAATTTATGTCATAAATATCCAAGACATATACAATTTATATTTACTGGTAGTAGAAATAAATCTTTAGATATTATACCTAAATTATTGTATCATGGTAAGTCACTATGGCAGGTAGACATTCAATACTTTTTAGACAATGAGCTGGGAAACAGGCAATCAAGCATTAAGGAAGTCGCGGTTAATTTCCAATGAGGAATTAGCTAAGATTCCTGGTTATATAGAAGAGCGTGAAGCGAAGTTGTTATTTTATCAATTTCTTCGTAATAATACAACTTTTGCTACTGATCTTATAACTGGTGTTAAATTATTTCCTTTCCAACATATGGCTATTAAAGCGATGTTGGAAAGTGATTATTTTTTAGGAGTGTGGTCGCGTGGTATGAGTAAATCTTATACCACTGGTATTTATGCCGTGCTTGATGCTATATTAAACCAAGGAATTGAAACTGGCATTTTATCTCGTTCGTTTCGTCAGTCTAAAATGATATTTAAAAAGATAGAAGATATTGCTGCAAAGCCTGACGCTTATCTACTAAAACAATGTATTACAAAAATATCAAAATCTAATGACGAATGGGTGATGGAAATTGGAAAAAGCCGTATTCGTGCATTGCCATTAGGTGATGGCGAAAAGCTTCGTGGATTCCGCTTTCATCGTATTATTATTGATGAGTTTTTGTTGATGCCTGAAAGAATTTATAATGAAGTTATTGTACCATTTTTGTCAGTAGTTCAAAATCCTACACAAAGAGAAGAGTTGTATAATCTTGAAACACAATTAATTGCTAAAGGCGAAATGACTGAGGACGATAGATATATATGGCCTAATAATAAATTGATTGCTTTGTCATCAGCTTCTTTTAAATTTGAATATTTATATAAGCTTTATGAGCAATACGAGAATCTAATATTTAATCCTAAGAATAAGGAAAAGACAAAACGTTGCATAATGCAGTTTTCTTATGATTGCGCTCCAGTTCAGTTGTACGATCAGAATCTAATCAATCAGGCAAAAGCCACAATGAGTGAGTCGCAATTCTTGAGAGAGTTTGGCGCACAATTTAGCGACGATAGTTCTGGATACTTTAAAATATCTAAAATGGCTTTATGTACAGTACCTGATGGAGAAACTCCTGCTGTTGAAGTAGTTGGAAATGCAGAAGATGAGTATATATTAGCGGTTGACCCATCGTGGTCAGAGACTGAATCATCTGACGATTTTGCAATTCAAGTTCTTAAGATAAACACTGAAAAACAAATAAGCACACTCGTTCATTCTTACGCTTTATCTGGTTCATCATTAAAAGATCATATTAAATACTTCTTGTATCTTTTACAAAACTTTAATGTTGTCGCTATATGTATGGACTATAACGGAGGTGTTCAGTTCATGAATTCATGTAATGAAAGTGAGTTATTTAAAGATGCAAAAATTAATTTAAAACCAATTACTACAGAGTTTGAACGCCCAGAAGAATATACTCAAAATCTTTATTCTGCAAAAAGCGAATACAATAAATCAGATTATAAACACGTTTTCTTAAGAAAGCCAACTTCTGGTTGGATTCGTTTGGCGAATGAATTGTTACAAGCTAATTTCGATCATCGTCGTACTTATTTTGCCAGCAGAGCTATTGATGACAATTTTAGAAGCCAAACTAAAAAACATATAGGAATATCAGATTTAAAATTTTCCAATGCTTTAGATACTGAAAAAGAAAATGAGGAGGCTAAGATGATTGACTTTGTCGAGCATTTATCAGATATGATTATGCTTACAAAAACTGAATGCGCTTTGATTCAAATAACTACTTCTGCCCAAGGTATGCAAAACTTTGATCTTCCAACTAATTTAAAACGTAAATCTGGTCCAGATAAGCCAAGAAAAGATAGTTATTCTGCATTAGTGCTTGGTAATTGGATGGCAAAAATTTATTTTGATATTAATACTACTCAAGTTGATAATAGTATGGATACTTTTGAGCCAATGTTTATAGCATAAGTTAAAAAGTCACTTTTAAAGTCACAATGTGTAACTATTATTAACATGAGCCGTAAATATACAAAAAAGTCAGAATATTGGAACAAGTTATCTTCAGGTAATCAAGACTCTCCACAACCTTTGGAGAATTTAATGCAAGGAGAACAATCTTCTGAACCAAATTTTGTTGGTGAACCATTTTATACTCATGAAACTCGCGCATCTGATGGAGATAGAAATGGTGGTCAATCAGATACGACTCTTAGAAGAAATTTAGCTTATGTAGGCCCAAAGATTTATAAATATGGTAATATCCGTGAAGGTATTTTACCCTTTGAATCTTCTATTAATGGTTATAATATTCGTGATGCTATTGAACTTTGTCAAAAAGCTTATGCAAATGTTGCTATTTTTAGAAATGCTATTGATATCATGTCTGAATTTGCTAATGCAGAAATTTATTTAGAAGGTGGAACTCAAAAATCAAAAGACTTCTTCAAAAAATGGATGAAGTCTGTAAGAATGTGGAACGTTAAAGATCAGTATTTTCGCGAGTATTATAGAAGCGGAAATGTTTTCTTTTATAAGATAAATGCTAAATTTGAAATAGATGATTTTCAAAAAATTTTAGAAACATACGCTAATTATGATGGTCAATCATATACTACTGATATGGGTATATTGCCATATCCAACTTCGTATGATGTTAAAAATAGAATTCCTGTTCAATATACATTAATTAATCCTTATTTTTTAACAGTTAATAGAGCAAGCAGTTGGAACTCAGTTCTTTATGAAAAGATCCTTTCTGAATATGAATTAGAGAGGCTTCGTACACCAAAGAATGATCATGATAAATTAATATTTGATTCACTTAATAAGGAAACTCAGAATAAGATTATGAATGGTCAATGGGCGCGTAATGGTCTTAATATACAATTAGATCCCACGAATATAATCTACTCTTTTTATAAGAAACAGGATTACGAACCTTTCGCTATTCCATTTGGGTTTCCTGTTCTTGACGATATCAACTTTAAAATGGAAATGAAGAAGATTGATCAAGCTATTTGTCGCACTATAGAAAACGTTATTCTCCTTATCACAGTAGGAACTGAACCTTCTAAAGGTGGAATCAACCATAGAAATATTAAAGCAATGCAAAGTCTTTTGAACAACCAATCTGTTGGTCGCGTTCTTGTTGCTGACTATACTACTAAAGCTGAATTCGTTATTCCTGATATGCAAAAAGTTTTAGGATATGAAAAGTATAGAATAGTAAATGAAGATATTAAAGAAGGTTTGCAGAATATATTAATTGGCTCTGAAAAATTTGCAAATACAACTGTAAAAGCTCAAGTATTTTTCGAAAGACTCAAAGAATCTAGAAATGCATTTTTAAATGACTTTTTGCAGCCTGAAATCGAAGCTATATTTAAGAATTTAGGATTTAAAGGTAAATGTCCTGTAGCTAAATTTGAAGAAGTTTCTATTAAAGATGAAACTCAGTTCAATCGTGTAGTTACAAGAATGATGGAATTAGGTATTCTGCCTCCAGAACAAGGTCTTAAAGTTATTGAAAGTGGTATTTATCCTAGCGAAGAAGAATTGGCCGCTGCTCAAGCTAAATTCGTAGAAGATAGAAAGAAAGGTTATTATAATCCAATGGTTGGTGGAGTGCCTGTCATTCCTGACGATTCAATTCAATCTAATGCAATTCCAAATAAAAATCCAATTCCACCTAAAGAAAAAGGCCGTCCAATGGGGGCAAAAGCTTCAGTATTTGCAAAAGATGCGATAGCTAAAGTTTTAAATCAAACTAAAGTATTAAGTTCTTCTGTAGAACTAGCGTTAAAGAAGAAATATTCTAAGAAGACTTTATCTTCAGATCAGAGAAAACTAGCAGAAGGCATTACTGAAGCAATTATTGTTGGATGTGAAGGAGTTTCATGGAAAGAAAAAGCCGAAGCGATTATAAAAGATCCAAGTTTTCTTGATAAACTTTCTATACTTCCAGAAATTCAAGAGATGGCTGCGGAACATCAGTTGGATACATATGCAGCAGGATTGTTATATCACAGTACTAAGCTTTCTGTGTAAAATATTAATAATATGTTCCTTTACAAAACATCATTTGAAAATATAGTTACGGCTTCTGCTAATTTTGATAAAAATATTTTATTGTCACAGGCTTCTTTGGAGCCTCTTAAGTCATTAATTCCTTCTAGCGTTAATTTAGATAAAAATGTTGATTTAGTTGGTGCTGCTTTTAATGCTGCTCTTGTTAATCGTTTTAATAAAAATGGAGATGGAATTGACACTAATACTGCAATTGCTTTTAAAAAATATTTTATTCATAAGCCAACAAATATTGAGCATAAGAAACAAAGAGTCGTCGGCCATATTGTTAATTCTGCTTTTTCTTCTTACGGAGATAATAGAATTTTATCCGATGAGGACGTAAGAAATGGATTAGACGTTTTTAATATTGCTTTGGCGGCGGTTGTTTATAAAACAGTTGATCGTGAATTCGCTGACGCATTGATTGAATCTAACAATCCAGAATCTAATTTATTTGAAAGAATTAGTGCTAGTTGGGAAATTGGTTTTAATGAATATTATGTAGCAGTTGGAAGCCTTGATTTAAAACAGGCAGAAATCATTACTAAAAAAGAACAAATAAATGAATTCAAAAAGTATCTAAGAGGTTTTGATGGACCTGGAACTATGAATGATGGTACTCCAGTTTATAGACTAGTTACTGGTAGAATTTATCCATTAGGAATTGGTTTTACTAGCAATCCAGCTGCTGATGTTCAAGGTGTTGTAATTGATGATGGCGAATCAGAATCAATCAAACAAGATGTAGAAGCAGAGCAAAATGAATGCATTGAAGTAAATTCTTTAGAATTACTTAACTTAAACGATAAAATTTTTTCACAATCTGAATTAAGCACTGTAAATAATACCAAAACTAAAATTATGGATTTAGAACAAATCATATCAGCATTAAAGACGGTTCTTGCTGCTGAAAAGCAAGACTCAAACAAGTTTACTGAAGAAGCAGTAGCTTCTATTACAGCTAAAATCGCTGAAGGCATTAAACTTAAGAATCAGGAAATCAAGCAAGAGATCGAACAAGCAGAAGTCGCTAAGGCCGAAGCTGTCGCTCAAGCTGAACAATTTAAGAAAGAACTAGAAGACAACAATAAGAAGCTTTCTGAAACTGTAGCTAAATTGAATGAGTTGGAAAGCGCAATTTCTGCTAAAGCCGCTCAAGAAGTTTACAGTTCAAGAATGAGTCTTTTAGATTCTGAATATGATTTAGACGACATTGATCGTCAATATCTAGCTAAAGAAATTTCTGCACTAGATACAACTGATGAAGCATTTGCTTCATATAAAGAAAAGCTCGCTATTGTATATAGACACAAGAGCAAGGCTTTCAAGACAGAACAAGAACAAGCTTTCCAAGAAAAGTTAGAAGCTGAATTAGTAAAGAGAATGGGCCAAGTCCAACATCAAGCCCAAGCTAGTACTAATAAGGAAGTAGTTGAAAAGGTTGTTGAGGTTGAAACAGCTTTGGCAAATGCCAAACGCGAAGAGCCAGCAGTACCTACCCAAACTATTTCTCCAACAGAAAGTCAAGTTTCTTGGAAAGAAAGACTTCAAAAAGCTTTCAGCAAAGACAATATCACAGTTAAATTTTAAAATATATGTCACTAAGATTATATCCATTCAGACAATATAGCGACGTTGATGTTATCAACATGTTCGCGAGCGACACTGTTGATGCCACCCCATTTACAAATGGTAATGGTTCAGCCGGTGTTTTCGTCAAGGTATCTGCTGGTAACTTGGATCTCGATCCAATTCAATACACAGCTACCGATATTACAAATACACTTGGTAAGGCAGATTATCCTTTCTTGGGTGCTGCTCAATACCCTGCTGTACCTTTGCAGTTCACTGCTGCCACTGCTGGTACTCCAGTTCTAGGCATGACTCTTAATCAGACTCTAGCCGCCGATGAAAATGGCGAAAGACTTCTTTATAATCCTGTAAAGAGAGCCGAACTACAAGCCGTTCTTACTGGACAAGCTGTTCCTGTAGCTACTCGCGGTGTCTTTACATTGGCCGACACAGCTATTGACTGGGTTGACGCTAACATGGTTGTTAATAGCCATCTTGTTATCTCAGCTAATGCTGGTAAAGTTTCTGGCCTATTGGCGAGCGCTGTATCCCCAATCACTGGAACCACAAGTATCATTGGCCGCATTCTCGGCACTGGTCAACGTGTTTCTCAGAATGGTAAGAGTGATTATTTTGCCGGTACTACTACTGGTAAATACGCTCTCGTTCAGTTCGACTGCACCACATCTTACGTTGTCTAATCCATTTAACTAATAAATAAAATGAAAATCGTTTTAAAAAGAACAGATGAACAGGTAGAGCTAATTAAAGCATTGGCTTCTAGAAACCGTGAAGTAGCCTATGAAGCTCAAGTAGCTTTGGCTGAATTCATTGGTCCAGTTTTGGCCGAAGTTATTAATAACGCTCCAACAATTTCTAACTTGTTCACAAGTCTTCAGTTCAATGCTGAAGATAATCCCTCAATTCCTCTAGATCTCTATTATGATATCTTCGATGAGGATTATATTAAGGTATATAGCCAGTCAGTTGCTGGTGGTCTACCTCAGAACATCGTTCAGCCTCTATCTTCTGAATTGAAGATTGCTACTTATCGTCTAGATAGTGCAATCGCTTTCGATAAGAAGTATGCCGCCAAGAGCCGTCTAGATGTAGTTAGCAAGTCTTTCACCCGCATCGCTCAAGAAGTCATGCTCAAGCAAGAAAGAACTTCTGCTAACCTCTTGATGACTGCTCTCGCTAACGCTTCTACTGGTAATGACAGCGTTGCCGCTAACAATTTTCATACTTTTCGTTCAGCCGCTGCTGGTCGTTTCACCCTAAACGACTTGAACAAGTTGTTCACCAAGATTAAGCGTATCAACGCTTCATTCGTTGGTGGTACTCCTTCTGGCGCTCGTAGAGGTCTAACTGATCTTATCGTTTCTCCAGAAATCATCGAAGAAATTCGTGGTATGGCTTACAACCCAGTTAACACTAAGGGTTCTCTAGCTGCTGCTGCTGGTACTAATAATACTGCCACCACCGCTCCTATCGCTGCTACCGATGAAATTCGTAATCAAGTATTCAGCCAAGCTGGTTTACCTGAATTCTTTGGAGTTTCTATTATGGAAATTCTCGAATTCGGTGTTGGTAAGAAATTTACCACAATCTTCGATACAGTAGCTGGTTCTACAGCTTTCGCTGATAACTACGCTATTCAAGCTAACAGTGGTACTGCTCAACAATTCCTCGCTACTGAACAGATCGTTGTTGGTCTCGACAGATCACGCGATGCTCTCGTTCGCGCTGTAGCTGTTGATGCTGATTCCGGTTCTGAGTTCACACTCACTGCTGATGATCAATATACTCTTCGTCAGGGTAAGATTGGTTATTATGGTTCTCTTGAAGAGGGTCGTATGGTCCTCGACAACAGAGCGCTTGTCGGATTGATCTGTTGATTATGTAAACAAAGATTAGGTAAACGAAGAATACAGAATCGAAAGGTTCTGTATTTTTTTTGACTTTTAATAATCTAGTTTTATTATATTTAATTAAATTCGACGTTCCCAAATTAAATAGAAAATGGAATCAGCCCAAAATAAATCTTTACATAGAAAAAATGAAAAATTTATACCCTTCCTTTTTTATTGAATAATATAAATTTTATTTACTATAATATATGGCTAAAAAGTCTGAAAAAAATATTTCAAAAAAGCAAGCTCCAGTACAACCAAAAAAGTCAGAACTAGATAATCTAACCTTGGCAGATGGCAAGGTTTCTAATGTTGATCCAGATATTGAACGAGTAAAAAAGCTAGAAGAAATACTAGGTATTAAAAAGAGCAATCCATTTGGCACATCTAATATTGAAGTTTTCAAGGAGAAGTTGAAGGAAATGACTTTAATTGATTTGCAGCATATGTGTGAAAAGATTGGCATTTTTGCCAGCGGTTCAAGACAAGATATTCGCGATAAGTTGTTGCGCGAATTCAAGTCTACTAACAAGGGTACTATTTCTATGTTGGTGCAAAATCCAGCAGTAATTCTAGATCCAAATAATCCAAAACACAAAAAGACTTTGAAGATTTTAGGAGAACTGTAGTTCTAATTATTTAATTTTAATTAACCCAAGCGAAAGCTTGGGTTTTTTTATCTCGGAAATTAATAATAAGTGTAATACTTAACAAATGGCGATTCAGTTATCAGTTATAAGAGGGGATGATCTTGGAACGCAAACTATAACTTTAAATTCTGAAGTATTAGATTTTACTAATGTAATTTGCAGTGGACAACTTAGACCGCATCCTGATGGTAATTTAATATATCAGTTCGTGCCTACAGTTGCAACTGGAACTGTTGGTACAGGTGTTGTTTATTTTGATATTCCAGGATCTGCAACAAGATCTTTTCCTCCAATTAATTTGTATGGAGATATTCATTTTTATTCTACTGGTATTTCTGAAAGAACGCTTTTTCAATTCAGACTTGATGTGTTAGCAGATGTTACTCATTCATAATAAAAACTTAAATATATGCCAGCTTGTGATTATACAGTAACAGTACAGTCTAATACCAATCAAATAGTATTAGCCACCCAAACTCTTGGTCCTGTAGGACCAACAGGTCCATCTGGCACTTCAGGAACAAGTGGTTCTTCAGGTATAAGTGGTGGTGGTGGAAGTTCTGGAACAAGTGGTTTTACTGGCTCTTCTGGAACAAGCGGAACAAGTGGAACAAATGGTTCTTCAGGAGTTGATGGAACTAGTGGAACCAACGGATCTTCTGGAATAAATGGTACTAGCGGTTCTTCTGGAACAAGCGGTAGCACTGGCACTTCAGGCACTAGTGGTGTTACTGGCTCTTCTGGAACTAGCGGAACAAATGGTTCTTCAGGAGTTGATGGAACTAGTGGAACT